ACGAGATTGGCACTCTTGGATTGGGCTTCACTGCAAAAAACAAAGAAGACGCTGTCTTTGCCCTTGGAATGCAAATGGGGCGCAACCCTGAAAAATTTAGCCGCCCATTGGGTGATTACTTCAGCAAACAAGATTAACCAAACGGGGGCTACGGCCCCCACAGGAGCCATCATGATCAAAACATATAAATTTGAAGAGCATTTAAAAGCGTTGTTGGTTGAGGAAAAACTTTGTTACGAGGATGGCGACTGGGAACGCCTCAACATTATTCGTTTGGCAATTGACGACACCCAAGATCAAATCACTAAAGCAAAGGAAGGTAAATCATGATCACAAAACCTGAAGTCACAAAAATCTATGCCAGCCATGGCGTTTGGATGTCCAGCAAGGATGCTGAGGCTGTGACCGCCCAATGCAACGAGAACGGCGACATGCTGCATCGTGGCCTCAACGCTCACCAGTGGGCTGTGCGCTGGGCTAAGGAGGAGGCGGCAGAGGGTTGTGGGCCTGTGACGTTCTCTGAGCGTCTTGAGTACGACTTCAGCCAAAACTAAACCAATGGGGGTTCGCCCCCTATCTTTTAACAGAGGAAAAGATATGATTGCTTATTGTGACTACATCGCCAAGCGGATCAAGGAAGCTTTAACAGTTCCTGATCTTGAGAACAACATCCTCGGGCATGTTGGCAACGTGACATACGACATGGGGGAGAACGGCGACTTCTACAGCACCATGAAGACGATCCATGTGTTGGACGTGGCAGGCAAGCGGTACAAGATCACGATTGAGGAGGCATAAGAAGTGATCGGAACAGTTTTGACAGTTTTGGCAGTAGGCATCTTAGTCATTTGTTTGTTTGGAACCATTGTAGTTTGTTACGTTTGGTTCTTGTTTCATTGGCAAGTGAAAGAAATTCGTAAGCAAAGAGAATTAGAATCACATCATGGAGAAGGTAATTGAACGCATCATCACCTACACAACCAAAGCCCGTGGCTCCCACGGTAACCGCTCGGTTCAGATCAATGCTGGCTCGGCTTATCGGTGCAAAACTTGTGGACAAGTCTGGGAACTCAGAACCCACGCCGACAGCCACAGTTGCCGAGACGATCTGGTCAGCGCAGTGGTGCGCACAGGAGCCAGCACTGGCGGCAACAGCGATAGCCACCCTTCAGGAGAGGGTTCAGTGCCTTGAGGACTACATTCAGCTACGGGTATGGCGTGATGAGACCAAGCCACGCAAGCCACGCAAGCGCCCCATCTCGCTTGACCCCAAAGGCGTATTGCTGTCGACCCTCCCGCCGAACATGCTTTTCATCCTGCTTCGCACGGGGGAGAAATACAAAACATCAGGTAGAAGCTGGCGACTCCAGTACAAGTTGGGTGATGACGACAGAACTTACAACTTCCATGGAGCCAGCCGGGTTAAGGCATTCCCGTATGGCTGAATTTGATTTACACTCGCTGTTAAAGGAGTCACTTAAATGGCGAGACCAAAGAAACCCGATCCAACTGAAATAGTTGAGGCCGAACCCAAACGACCTGTGGGCGCTCCTACGCACTACACCAGAGACAAGGCCATAGAGATATGCGCAAGGATCAGTAACGGAGAGTCATTGGCTCAGATGGTCAAAGACCCTGACATGCCAGTTCAATCTACTGTATACAAATGGCTTATAGACAATGCTGAATTCTCGGAGATGTACACGAGAGCAAGGGAGTGGCAGGCTGATACCAACGCTGATCAGATACTCCAGATTGCTGATGAGCGCCCTCCTGAGTACACGGACGACAAAGGCAGGACAACGCTGGACACTTCCTATATTGCTTGGCAGAGGAGCCGTATAGACGCTCGTAAGTGGACAGCCATGAAGTTGAAGCCCCGTAAGTACGGTGACCGCATGCAGATGGCTGGAGACCCTGAGCACCCGTTTGAGATGAAGGTGGACTTAGGGATATTTGAGACCATCTTGAAGGCGGTGGAACTCAAGCGCCAGACCGAGACAAATGTCTGAACTCGCAGATGTCTTACGAGACGAGGATGTCAAGCGACAGTACGCCCTGCTCCATCCTGAGTCCAGAGCGGCCTTCGATTGGAGAGCCAAGTGGCTTACCGAGGCCCACAAGCATCAAATCCTCCCTCCCGGCGAGTGGTGGACGATCTGGCTACTGTTGGCTGGTCGGGGGGCAGGTAAGACAAGAACGGCTGCCGAGCAGATCGGATGGTGGGCATGGGAGCAACCTAACACCAGATGGCTTGTTGCCGCCCCTACCTCGGCTGACGTAAGGGCTACATGCTTTGAAGGTGAGTCTGGCCTACTGGCTGTGATCCCGCAGATTCTGGTGGCTGACTACAACAAGACCGCCCACGAGATACGCCTGACCAACGGCTCACTGATCAAAGGCATCCCTGCTTCCGAGCCTGAGCGGTTCCGTGGCCCACAGTTCCATGGGGCTTGGTGCGATGAGCTTGCCGCATGGGAGTACCTCAAAGATGCATGGGATCAGATCATGTTCAGTGTGCGGTTGGGCAAGAAGACCCGCATCCTTTGCACTACCACCCCTAAACCCAAGGACTTGATCATTGACCTCATTGGACGGGAAGGCGACGATGTCCACCTGACAACCGCCTCGACCTACTCAAACATTGACAACCTTGCACCAAGCTTTCAAAAGCAGATTCTTCAGTATGAAGGAACCAAGCTAGGCCGTCAGGAAATCTACGCAGAGGTGACTGACGTTGAGGAGGGTGGCATGGTCAAGCGGGACTGGTTCAAGCTCTGGCCTCCAAACAAAGAACTGCCCAAGTTCGAGTACATCCTCCAGTCCTACGACTGTGCCTACACCGACAAGACAATAAACGACCCTACCGCTTGCATCACCTTCGGGGTGTTCAAGCCCACGGATGGAGCCATGAGCGTGTTGGTCATCGACTGCTGGCAGGATAGGCTCCAGTACCCTGACCTGCGCCCCAAGGTGGTCGAGGAGTACGACGCTGTCTTCGGTGAGGGCAACAACAAGAAGAGGGTCGACCTGATTCTGGTGGAGGACAAGTCCTCTGGCATTTCCCTGATCCAAGACTTGCAACGTGCGCACCTGCCTGTGAGGGCGTACAACCCCGGTCGTGCGGACAAAGTCCAGCGGCTGAGTATCGTGTCAAACATCATCATGGCTGGGCGTGTGTGGATACCTGAGTCATCTGTCAACAAGGGCTACGTCCGTGACTGGGCTGAGGGCTTTGTGAGCCAGATATGCAGCTTCCCTGAGTCCACCCACGACGACTTTGTGGATGCCTGCACCCAAGCCCTGCGCTTCCTGCGGGATGCTGGCTGGCTGAACATCGACCCACCACCAAGGGATGACTACGATGACGACGACTACCTTGAGTACAGCAAGAAGGTCGAGAACCCATATGCGGCATAAGGAGCATCCATGAAGCTATGCAAGTGTGGTGGTGAGGTAAGGGAGCACGAGTTAAAGGGCGACAAGGTGGCTTGGACGTGCAACTCCTGCAAGCGGTACGAAATCATCCAACGGCAACCGCTGGGAGAGCCCTATCCTATGGACTTGACAGCCTTGCAAGGGTATGATCCAGCAACCCTACTTCCGAGGTCGTAATGCCTAATCCTCGTGCTCAAAAGCCGTTCACGCTTGAACAAGTCAAGAAAGACCTCCTGAGTTTTAAGGAGCCTGCTACTGCCCTCATGGACATGACCGCTGGTGGGTTCCGAGGAATGGCCCAAGCCACGGGTGGAATGTTTGGTGAGCTTGAAGGCTTGGGGCGCTCGGCTATCAACTTTGGTTTGGAATCAGCGCCCAAAAACAAACCGTACATTGACAGGGGCATCCAGCCGCCTCAAATCAGCAATGAGACTGCACTGACAAATATGAAGGATGCCGAGCGGCATTTGACAGATATGTTTGGCCCAGTCATTCCTAAAGACGCACCCAATCAAACATCACGAGAGCGCAGTAAAAACTACGGTGAAGGCTTTGGGCAATTTGCCGTGTTGCCGGGAGCCACTGGCGCTGCCAAGCTTGCTACCTATGGCTTAGGCCGTGGTGCTGGCGCTTTGACCCGTGCAGGACTTGAGAAGATCAATAATGCCCACTTGTACGGCGAAGGCGCACTCGCCGCTGTTACCCCGCAGGCCATGGCTATGTTTGGCAAGGACAGCCAGTTCTTCTCAGCCGCAGACCGGGCAGCCGCAAACCTCAAGCGCAACAAGGGAACAGGCGCTGAGTTCCTGACCGAGTTGAAGAAGACCCCCGGCGTAAAGCCTGCCGAGATTGAGCACCGCAACCTCAGCGAGATTGCTGACATGCCCAAGATGAGCAAAGAACAGTTCTTGGCTGAACTCAACAAACGCCCACCAGTCCAGATTTCCGAGACGGTCTTACCTGAAGGCACAACGGCAAAGAAGGGTGAGCTTGCCGAGGCTTACTACAACAAGGACTACTACGACCTGAGCCTTGACCAAAGAGAGTACATAGACAAGCTACTGGCTAGGTACGGCATGGATGCGCAGGGTCAGGACTATCACCTCCCCGGCGGCGAGAACTACCGTGAAGTTCTGATGCAGTTGCCTAGCTTTGGCTTATCCAAGATGGATGACCTGATGGCGGCTGAAGCTATGGCTCGACGCAACCCCGGAAACCTGATGCTGGCAAGAGAAGTTGAGGCACTGAAGGCTGAGAAAGCTTCGTATGGCGATCAGTACATCCATTCACACTTCGGTGCAGAAAACCCCAACATCGTGGCGCATGTGCGTGTTCAAGACCGCAAGGGGCCAAACGGCGAGAAGGTGTTACACGTTGAAGAGATTCAATCCGACTGGCATCAAGCTGGGCGTGAGAAGGGCTATCGAGGTGAACAAAAGAAAACAGACTGGGATGATCCTGAATATGTCAAAGCAAGAAAAAAAGCTACAGAGTTGCTTAATGACTACAACAGCAACAACGATAACCCAATTCGTCAGGCTGAAATTCAACCATTATTGCGAGAAGCGCAAATGGCAGAACATGCAATTATTGATCGCAACAATCAAATTGAAAAACTTGTTCCCGATGCCCCATTCAAAAAGAACTGGCATGAATTGGCAACCAACCGCCTGTTGGATTACGCTACCAAGAATGGGTACGACAGCATTGCATTCACGCCCGGCAAAGAGCAGATCAACAGGTACGAAGATGCATTGCGCAAGAACCTAGACCGCCTTGATTACGAGCCTTACAAGGATGAGAAGACAGGCAAAACGCTATATGAGTTGTCTGGACACAAAGGTGACAAGCAGGTGTTTACAAAGGAAGATGTAACACCCGAAGAGTTGAAAGAACTTATTGGCAAAGACATGCTTGCAAAGATTGAGGCGGGTGAAGGTAGAAGCCTTGCCGAAGAAAGCCCATTGCGACCCAACTGGATGCGCCTTGAGGGTGACAACATTAGTATTGGCGGCGAAGGCATGAAGGGCTTTTACGACCAGATAATCCCTAACTACTTGGACAAGGTCGGCAAGAAGTATGGCGTGAAGACTGAGTTGGGTGGACAACAATTACCCGGCGCACCCATTGATTCAATGGAGGTTTACGGATACCCGAGAGGTGAAGAGTATGTAAGCGGTCAGATCACTTGGCCTGAAATGGTTGAAGCAAACCCTGAGCTTGCCAATAAATTTCAAAAGTCATTGCACAACTTTCCCATCACCGATGAGATGCGCAAAGACATTGCTGAAAACGGCATACCTCTGTACGCTCAAGGCGGTGCTGTGCATATATCTGACAACCCTGACACCATGGCTATGGAACTCCAAGATCAGCACTTCCAAGCTGGTGGTGTTGTTCGTGGTCTAAAGGCTTTGAAGCTTGCTATGCACGACCCTGAAGCTATCGTGTCGTCTGCTCGTGGCGCTACCAAGTTTGCCGAGCCTACTTCCAAGACTATGAGCGTGATCAAGGAGAAGGGTGGCAACTGGCTGGGCGGCAATATTGCTGGTGGTGTTGATAAGCGATTGAAGTCATTGAAAACCAATACCGTTGCTGGAAAAACACCCGCAGAGCGCATTCCAATGCACGAAGAGTTGTTGTTAAACCCTTCTATCAATGATGAGGGTCGTGCAATTGTTCAGCGCCACCTTGATGTAACGAGGGGTGAAGACGCTATTGACAAGTGGATTGAACGCAATGTAGGCAACTACGTTAAAAAGGAAATGGGAACACCTGAAGACCCTGTCCGCCTAATGCTAGAGAAACGTGCAGGTGAGATTGAGGCTCAGTTCCAAGTGGATATGAACCGTGCAGGTCGTACTCGTGCAAGGGCTGAGGCAGAGGAAGACCCAAGACGTAAAGCCAACCTGACCCGCCAAGCTGGACGTGAAGAAGAGCAAGCCAAGTTTGATCGTGACTTTGCAAACGAACATGCTACCCACTTACCCAAAGAAGAGTACGGGCCTAATGAAGATGCTTTGAATGATTTGAAGAGTAAGCGTGAAGAAGCAGGCTTTGCACCAGAAGGCATGGCAAAGTCAGAGCCAGCACAACGTTGGGAAAATTTAAGCGATGAAGCTGTTGACATTCAGTTTGCAAAAAACATTCAAAAGCAACAAGAACTTGGCGTAAAAGCACAACAGGCAGAAGAAGCTTATCGAAAAATAGGAACAGAAATAGAAAATAAATACGCTATTGAGTTCAAGAAGTTAATGGATGAAAGAGGCGTAACCCTTACTGATAATGAATTTGACAGAATACTTAATTCCACACGAATGGATGACAAGGCAACCCAGCTTGGAATGAATGATGAATTTAAAAGATTGCAATCTGAATATCTTCAAGGAAGTAAACAATACAATGCAGGACTGTCCGAGATAGGGGAAGAAAACCCATTTGTATCCAAGCTTGATCCCGAAACCAAACTCTACTCTGCATACCTTGGTGACCTTGGTATTGACCACGTTGTTGATGTCATCAAGCAAGACGTAGCGGCTGGACGCATTCGTCCTGAGCAATTAAACAAGTTGACCATGGATCAAGCAGTTAAGCGCACTGCCGAGTTCAATGCAGAGCAAGCAACAAAGATGCGTGAGGCGCAGATCAAGAACACTGAAGGCATGCCTGTCCACAAAGACTATGGTGATGAGGGATACAAATGGGTTGAGTTGAAGATGCCAGAGGCTACGTTGCCTGAGGGTTACAAAATACTTCCAGATCAAACAAATTACAAAAATCCCGGCAACGAACTGTTCACCATGTTTGATGATCAGGGAAATGCGGTCAGCACTGGCGCAACTGAAAAAGAAGCTCTGAATCTGTACAAGCGCCAAGAGCGTGAGCAACAACTTGCTGATGCCCTCAAGTATGAGGGCGACACCATGGGCCACTGCGTTGGTGGCTACTGCCCTGATGTAATCTCTGGTAAATCCAAAATCTATTCATTGCGTGACAGTCGTGGTGAGCCACATGTAACGGTTGAGGTAAACCCAAATCAACATTTGGATTACAACGACTGGTTCAAAAAGCAACCTGAAGAAATTCAAAACAAAATTGCGCAACGTAGAGTTGAAGATAAAAATTACGACGTATATGAAAGCCCAGAATATTTGGCAGATCGTGAAGCACAACCGCCTCGTATTAAGCAAATCAAAGGTAAGGGCAACGCTCGTCCAATTGAGAAGTACGACCCATACACCCAAGACTTTGTGCGCAGTGGCGAATGGTCAGACGTTGGTGATCTGAAGAACACTGGATTGATTGATACGCAAAAACTTTTGCATGAAAGTGTGCGACAGAAATATTCTGAGCACGGCATTCCAAACCCAAGATACATGACGGCAGAAGAATTTGATAATTTGCCAAATCCCAATATGCTTCAGGGTATTGAAAAATTGCCACCAAAAGAAGAAGGCATGAAAGAAGGTGGCGCTGTTCAGTGTTCTGATAATCCAGATACCATGCAAATGGAATTGCAAGACAAGCAATTTGGCGCAGGTCGCTCTACCCCGAACCCAAATGATGTTGGAGCGCCCAGCCCACAGAACACCGCATCACCTGTTGCAAGCTTCCAAGCTGGCGGCGTGGTCAAAGGGTTGACTGCTCTCAAACAAGCTCTTGTTGGCGGCAGTGCGGCGGCGGAAGCAGCAAAGGCTGCTAGGGTCATGGCTCTGCGTCAGTCTGGCCTAAGCGTGGCTGAGGCAAATGCCCGTGTCGAGTTGGCTGCCAAGGCAGCAGAGATGAAGCAGGCAATGAAGGCATCCGAGGCTCTTGCCAAGATTGAGGGCAAGCACCTGAACATCACGCAGGCTGACCGCACCAAGGTGGGTGGCGGGTATCTGGGTGGCCCCGGCTTCTCTGGTTTGCAAATGCAAGAAGGCCCACACAGAGACGTAGGCGCTGTCTGGGGGGTCAAGAACACTGGCACAGCCAAGACCATGCTCGGCGGCTTTGACAAGCCTTTGGGCAACGAATACTTCACCACGATGATCGGCTCCCCTACCCAGCACCAATCCAACCAGATGGTGTTCGACAAGCTTTACAAGGACTTCACAGCGCAGGCCAAGAAGGGCAACCTCGACCCTGAGTTACACCAGAAGATCAATGACCGCCTTGCAAGCGCCGTGGACAAGGACGGCAACGCCATCTTCCCGTCCGACATCGACATCCTGAGCAAGAACTTCAAGAAGCAGGCATCCACCTTTGACCAACGTGCTGTAGCAGGCAACGTGCTGGGTGGTGTGGGTGTTGGCGGCAAGAAGGGCCAGATCATCGACTACGAGAAGACCATCCGTGACACCACTGACCCGTTCCTGCTGGACACGCCCTCTGGTGACTTGGGCTACCGCATATGGACACCAAGCGGTGAGGTGATTGAGCGCCCTGACTTGCACCCCGCCTTCCCTGCCATTGCAACTGGCGAAGACTTGGGCGTGGAGTTCAACCCTGCCGACAAGAACATCTTGCTGGCTCCCTTCCTTGAGAAGTTTAGGGTGGAGAAGGGCAGAGACCCCGGCTACATGGACATGACCCGTGGTCGTCCCGCACGAGTACAGATTACAGAGCCTTTGTTAAAGAACTTGGAAGAGTCTGGCAACAAGGCTGGTGGTGCTGTTAAAGCAAAGAATAAGTACAGCGAAGGTGGCGCTATATCTGCGTTAATGAAACACGCTGAAATTGCGGGACAATCGCCCCGAATGAATAATCAAAGGATGTAACCATGGCAACACAGATGCCCATAGATCAGAACGACGGTAGATTCATCCAAGGCATGCCTGACCCGCAAGGCCAACCACCCATGGGCCAGCCCCCGCAGCAGGGCATGACTGAGAACCCTGATGGCTCTGTAGATATTGAACTCATGACCAAAGAAGCGGAGATTGAGGAGTTGCCTGATGGCTCGGCTGTTGTGAAGATGGAAGGCTACGGTGGCCCTGAAGAGAACGAAGACTTCTACGAAAACTTGGCTGAGTCGTCTGACATGCTGGTGCTGGACATGACCGCCATGCGCTACGTTGAGTTGGTGCTCAAGGACAAGACGGCCCGTGAGCAGCGGGATAAGCAGTACGAAGAGGGAATCCGACGCACGGGTATGGGCAACGATGCCCCCGGCGGTGCAAACTTTAACGGCGCATCCAAGGTTGTCCACCCCGTCATGGCTGAAGCCTGCGTTGACTTTGCTGCCCGTGCCATCAAGGAGATGTTCCCACCTGATGGCCCTTGCCGTACCAAGATTTTGGGTGAGGTGACCGAGGAAAAGACTGCCGTTGCCGAGCGCAAGCGGGACTACATGAACTGGCAGTTGACCGAACAGATCGAAGAGTTCCGTGACGAGCAAGAGCAGATGCTGACTCAGCTACCCTTGGGCGGCTCACAGTACATCAAGCTCTGGTACGACGAGCAAAAAGCCCGTCCATGCTGTGAATTCCTGCCAATCGACCGTGTCTACGTCCCATTTGCTGCTGCAAACTTCTACACCGCACAGCGTGTGACTGAAGTCCACGAGATTACCTCCTTTGAATTCAAGCGTCGCATAGCCAGTGGGCTGTACAAGGACGTTGACATCATCCGTGCCACCATGGAACCCGAGATGACGGGCGCTCAAAAGGCATCCAATAAGATTGAGGGCAAGAAGTTCGAGGACAACGAGGACGGGTTGCGCACGGTTTACCACATCTACACCTCATTGGAACTGGACGACGACCCCTACACCAAGGGCGAGATGGCTCCTTACATCCTGATGATTGACGAATTGGACAACGAAGTCATTGGCCTGTACCGAAATTGGGAAGAAGGCGACGAAACCATGACCAAATTGGACTGGATCGTCGAGTTCAAGTTCATTCCATGGCGTGGAGCCTACGCTGTTGGCCTGCCACACCTCATTGGCGGCCTCTCAGCCGCTCTTACAGGCGCTTTGAGGGCGCTTTTGGACTCTGCCCACATCAACAACACGGCAACCATGCTCAAGCTCAAGGGAGCCAAGATCAGCGGACAGTCTCAGCAGGTCGAAGTCACCCAGATTGCAGAGATTGAAGGCGCTCCCGGTGTCGATGACATCAAAAAGATCGCCATGCCCATGCCGTTCAACCCTCCAAGCCCTGTTTTGTTTGAGTTGATGGGGTATCTGGAGAAGGCAGCCAAGGGCGTGGTCACCACAGCCGAGGAAAAGATTGCTGATGTCAACTCCAACACCCCTGTTGGCACGACTCAGGCGCTGATTGAGCAGGGAGCGGCTGTTTTCTCGTCAATCCATGCTCGTTTGCACTCCAGCCAAGCCCGTGTGCTCAAGATTCTGTCCCGCTTGAACCGTTGGTACTTGGATGACCAGCGCAAAGGCGAATTGGTAGCCGATTTGGACATCAAGAAGCAAGATTTTGCCAAAAACACGGACGTTGTGCCTGTTTCTGACCCGCACATCTTCTCTGAGACCCAGCGCATGGCCCAAATTCAGGCCGTCATGCAGATCATGGAGAAGCATCCGCAACAATTCAACCAGAAGGCGGTGATTGAGCGGTTCATGAAGCAGATCAAGATACCAAGCATCAACGAACTGCTGGTCAACACCCCTCCGACCGACCAGAGAAGCCCTGCCGACGAGAACGTGGCTATGGCTTTGGGTCAACCTGCATTTGCCTTCATCACCCAAGACCACTTGGCCCACCTGCAAGCCCACTTGGACTTCGGCAAAGACCCAATCTTCGGCAGCAACCCGCTGATGGCTCCTCAGTTCGTGCCAACCTTGCTGGAGCACATCAAGCAGCACTTGACCCTGTGGTACTTGTCACGCATGAACGGGTATGTCAACAAGGAGAACAGCAAGGCCGTCCAGCAGTACGAGGACAGCCGCTTTACTGCCAGCATTGACAAGCTGTACGCCTTGGCCTCACAGCACGTCTCCATGGACAGCGAGAAAGTATTTGCTGGAATCATGCCTGTAATCACCCAGATGATCCAAGCTGCCCAGCAGTATGCACCGCAGCCTCCCATGCCGCCAGATGTCAAGGTGCTTCAGGACACCAGCATGGCGGAGACTCAGCGCCGAGCCGCACGGGATCAGGCGGAAATGTCGCTCAAGGGCCAACAGCACCAAGACGAGATGACGCTGGCTGGAGAAGAGAACCAACTCAAGCTTGCCATCGCTATTGGCGACAACGAGACCCGAGAACGCATCGAATTGGCACGGATGAACCGAGAGGTTCAACGAGCTATGCAAGAGCGGCTAGTACCCGCAATCACCAACCAGCCTCAAGGAGATATGAATGGCTACCAGTAAACCGCAAGACAGCATGATGATTCCAATGCGCAAGCGCATCGCCATGGGCGAGAAGCTTGATGGCACTTCTCTGCAACCCAAGGGCAACACCCAAAAATCTACGAAAGGAAGCATCCCTACAAAACAAAAATGAGAACCCTTTCCGATTTCATCGGCGCAATCAAGACACGTCAAGCTGAAATAGCTTCATCCCTAGCCGCAGGCAATGCAGCTTCATGGGACGTGTATGTGCGCATGGTGGGGCATCACGCAGGATTAAGTGAAGCCTATGAGATATTAAACACAATGTTAAAGGAAGAAAGAGATGACGAGTAACACATTGGTAGCTTCTAACGAAGCTGAGTTGGCTTGGGCCTTCCCGAGCGTAGAACCCGGTGCGATACCTCTTGGTGGAAGAATTTTGGTGCAACTGCGCCGAACCCAAAAAAGGGCAACAAGTGCTGGGATTATCTTGATCGAAGAGACCAAGGAGACCGAAAAGTGGCAGAACATGGTGGCAAAAGTCATCCACGTTGGCCCACTTGCTTTCAAGCACCGTGACACCATGCAAAGCTGGCCTGAAGGCTCGTGGTGCGATGTCGGTGACTACATCCGAGTCCCTAAGTGGGCGGTGACCGTTGGGAAGTAAAAGTCCCCGGCGAGGATGACTTGGAAGAGCCTGCGCTGTTCATGATCCTGAACGATCATGAGTCCATTGCAAAGGTTATTGGTGACCCCCTAGCAATGAAAGCCTACTTATGAGCACAGAAACACAAAACAAAGACGACGAGAAGATTGTTGTCAACGAAGGTCAGGACGGCTCCGCTGTCATCGAACTGCCCGATCACATTCAGGGTGACCCGCATGAGGACGATGACGACCACGATGATGCCCACGCCACTGGCGGTGAGGTGGATTCTGGTGGCGACGAGGTAGCCCCTCCTGACGAGACCGAATACCAACGAGCACGACGTGAGAAGCGACGTGCCAAGCGAGAGCTTGCCAAGCGATCCAGTGTTGAGAAGGACGTAAAACTCCAGATGCTAGAACGCAAGAACCAAGAGTTAATGGAACGACTCATGGTTGTGGAGAAAAAGCATCATGCCTCCGACCTTGCCCAGCTTGACAAGGCAATCGAAGACCAAGAGATGCGCCTCCAGTACGCCAAGATGAAACTGTCCGAAGCCACCACCGCCCGAGATGGTGAAGCTTTAACTAAGGCACAGGACATGTGGTACGAGAGCCGCCGCAAGATTGAGCAGCTTCAGGGTTACAAGAAGAATGCCGTGCGCCCTCAGAACGAAGGCAGCATTGCGCCTGATCCTCGTGTTTCACGCAACGTCAGCACATGGATGGAACGCAACTCTTGGTTCAATGCCGACCTGAGTGACGTGGACAGCCAGATCGCCAAGAAGCTGGACGAAGCTTTAACAAATGAAGGATTTGATCCTGCCGACCCCGGATACTTTAAAGAACTTGACAAACGCTTGCGCAATTACATGCCGCACCGCTACAATCAAGATACCGAGAGAAGTGACAACTCTGGTAAACCGAGAAGGAATATTGTGGGCGACTCTGGACGTGAGTTCTCATCTGGCGGGTCAAACCGCAACACCTTTACGCTGACACGGGAGCAAGTGTCGGCGATGAAGGATGCGGGGTTTTGGGATGACCCAGACAAACGCAACAAGATGATCAAACGTTACGCACTGGAAGCTCGTTTACAAAATTCGAAAGGTTAAGCCATGTCAGATTCACGTCTCAAAAAATCTCTTTCTGCTGGTGGTAGAGAAGCCCGTTCTTCACAGGATGTAGGCCGTGAACCACCGCAAGAAAAATTCATTTCGTCTAACGAGCGTCGCAAGATGTTTACCGATGAATGGAACCAAAGCGCACTGCCAAAAGCCCCGGAAATCCCCGGATGGCACACTTGCTGGTTATCGACAAACAACACTTACGACACCATTGAAAAACGGTTCCGTCAAGGGTATGTACCTGTGAAAACGGATGAACATCCCGGATACGAGAGCTACCGTGTAAAAGCTGGTGAGTACTCTGGATTTATCGCTTGTAATGAAATGATCTTGTGCAAAATTCCTCTGGAACAGTTTCAAGAAATCATGCTCATGCTGCACCACGAAGCTCCGATGGATGAGGCCGATAAGGTTCGAGTTCAGGCGGAACAACTTCAGGGAACAAGAGATAGTTCAGGTAAGTCGTTGGGCAAAGTCGAAGGCGAGGGTTTTGGCAAATTTGACCAATCCGTCCCCATGCCAATCTTCCAAGGCTAAGGACACCGAAAAAGGAGTAAGACTATGTCTTCAACAAACGCTCCATTCGGCTTGCGTCCCGCATTCCATCCTTCCGGTTTGGATCGTGCTCAGGCGCTTGCTAATGGACTTCAAGCTGTCTCTACGAGCGGCATCAATAACGTTGGTTACGCTACCAACATCCTCAAAGGTCAACCTGTCAAATACAACGCCGCTGGCTACTTAAACGTAGCTGCCGCTGGTGATGCATTTGTAGGTGCTTTTGCTGGTGTTGAGTGGACTGACACTACTGGTCGTCGTCGTGTCTCTAACTACTGGCCTGCCAGCGAATCATTCATCACGGGTTCTGTCATTACATATTTCTACAACGATGCAAACATCGTCTATGAAATCCAAACTGATGCAACGATGGCTCAAACTGATCTGAATGCTCAGTTTAATTTCAGCAATGCAACAGCAGGCTCTTCCGTGACTGGTTTGTCTCAAGCAACTCTCGACGTGTCAACTCGCACCACCTCAGCAGTGGCGCAGATGCGTGTCGTAGATATTGCTCCGTACCCCGGTAATGACTGGGGTGATGCTTATGTAATTGTTCGGGTGACGGTTTCTAACCATCAGACCGTAGCAACTATTAACGCTTTCTAAGAAAGGAGTAGACCATGGCCGCTCCAATGCGCAGTACCGACTTTAGAAGTATTGTCGAACCCATTCTGAACGAATGCTTTGATGGTGTCTACGACCTTCGTCAAGACGAATGGTCTCGTGTCTTCCGTGAGGAAACAGGCATCCCCCGTAACTACCACGAAGAACCCGTCCTGTACGGTTTCGGTGCGGCTCCACAGTTGCCTGACGGCAGCCCAGTGACGTACCAACAGGGTGGTGTCTTATTCCTGAAACGCTATGTGTACAACGTGTATGGCCTCGCCTTCGCATTGACCAAAGTGTTGGTGGAAGACGGCGACCATATCCGTATCGGTCAGGTTTATGCACGTCACTTGGCACAGTCTTTGATTGAAACCAAAGAAACTTTGTCAGCCAACGTGTTGAACCGTTCTTTCAATAGCTCGTACCCCGGTGGTGATGGCGTTCAGTTGAACTCCGCTTCTCACCCCATCGTGAACGGTACTTTCAGCAACTTGCTCTCCACTTCCGCAAACTTGTCTCAAACATCTCTCGAACAGATGCTGATTCAAATTCGCCAAGCTGTGGACAACAACGGCAAGAAAATTCGTCTGGTTCCCAAGCAATTGGTGGTTGCCTCTGGCAACGAAATGCAAGCCGAAGTTTTGCTGAAGTCTGTTCTCCGTGCTGGTGGTGCTAACAACGACATCAACCCAATCAAGTCGATTGGTTTGCTGGACGAAGGTTGCGCCATCATCAGCCGTTTGACTTCTCCTACCGCATGGTGGGTGCAGACAGACGCTCCTGAAGGCATGAAGCTTATGATGCGTCGTAAGCTGGAGAAGACCATGGAAGGTGACTTCGAGACTGACTCTATGCGCTACAAGGCGACAGAGCGTTACGACGTTGGCTTCACTGATCCTCGTGCTATGTACGGTACACCCGGCGTGTAAACCAAACAGGGGTCAGCCAATTCAGGTTGGCCCCTTTTTTTAAATTTAAGTCTAGCTTTTCAAGGAGAAGACAATGCCTCAATTTTCAGACGACCTATTTTTAGGCCCAGCCCAAACTTACATGGGAACTGGCCTGCGCCCGTACTCCACTACGTTTACTGGCTCAATCTCTACAACCACACTGACGGTCACCGCCTTGTTGCAAGGCTCACCTCTTGTTGTAGGTATGTATGTTGACGGTTCAAGCGTAACCGACGGCACTTACATCACCGCATTTGGCACTGGCTCTGGCGGTACAGGCACTTATACCGTGAGCGCCTCTTCAACCGCCTCCAGCACCACAATGATTGCGCATGGAAACATTGCATTTGATGATCCATCCCCCATGAGTTTGGGTGTTGGCCCATTGGGTCGTATTTATACTTGGGATGTGGTTCCGCAAGCTTTGGTGACAAACAACGTTGCCGCCACACAAACTCCCGCAGCCGCAGGAAACTTGACCCTGACTGCTGGTACTTCAACCAAGTCAATAACTCGCAGTGATGGCGTTACAGTGGTTCAACTTGATTTGCCTCGTGCAGTTCAATTGACCACAGCGTCTGGAACCATTACCACAAGTCGCAACTTGACCGTGTCTGGCTACGACTACTACGGTCAGGCCATGAGCGAAGTTATTGCAACTGGAACCACCTCTTCTGCTGTGGCTAACGTCAAGGGCAAAAAAGCGTTTTTCCAAATCACCAGCATTGCAGTTAGCGGCGCATTGCCAGTGGCAATCACTGTTGGCACTACCGACATCCTTGGCCTGCCTGTTCGTGTGTTTAACGTGGCATACATTGCCAGCGTTAAGAGCAACAGCACATTGGCAACAGATGCAGGTAATTTTGTCGCCGCAGACACAGCCACTGCTACAACCACCACTGGCGACGTTCGTGGTACATACGTTCCAACCACTGCGTCAGATGGTATTTGCCGCACGGTGATAGGCATTTTGATGCCTGCCATTGCGGTCGGCCCCAGCGCAACCCGTGTTGGTGCTCTTGGTGTAACTCAAGCTTAATAGGAGGCTTTCATGGGTCAATTTAAACCAATGGTCAAGATGATGACCACGGAGCCTTCAGTTGAACTGAAGCTCAAAAAGGGTGGCGCTGTGAAGAAAGCCATGGGCGGCGACATGTCTGGCGATCAAATGCCAGCGTTCTCACCCATGGGTAGCTCCTTGGGCGCTCCTCGTGGCGGCATGGCTCCATCAGCGGCTCCTAAAAAGCCATCTATGGCTATGCGCAAGAAAGCCATGACACCTACAGCCTCAGCATTAAGCATGGCTGCACCGCCCACCATGAAAAAAGGCGGCAAAGCTGAAGGCGGCGACGCTGACATGGCGCAAGACAAGGCCATGATCAAGAAGGCGATCAGCCAACACGATGCTCAAGAGCACAAAGGCGGTAAAGGCACTAAGTTGTCCTTGAAAAAGGGCGGCAAGATGGCTACTGGCGGTGTGGTCATGGGCAATGCTGGTGGTTTTAAAAAGGGCGGAAAGATTCAGGGCCACTACGCCTTTGGCGGTGGTGTCCAGACTTCTGATGTGGTTACC